CGCGCCAATTTGGACAAGCTTACTACATGCACAAAATACACCAGCGATTCCGACCGGCTCGACCATGCCGGTAGGCGACTTCGTCATCACTTGATTTCCTGCGAATCGAGCACGCCGAGCTTGCTGACGTCAGCCCGCGTTATGAATCCTACCTGGCTGTTGAATTGGTGTTCAACTTCGTCCATGTGATAATCCCCGTCGACGCCCGGCCGTGCGCCGATGATCATGATCTTGCCGCCAGCCAGGGCGCGAGGCTCGCCGTCGAGCGCCACCCAGCCTGTGCCGCGCATCCCCATGCTGATCGTCCGGTCGGCGGACGCCTGTTGCTCGGCCACGTCCTTGTCGGCCAGGGCGCCGACCCCGGTAAACATCGCGCTTGCGGCCCAGCCCGGCAAGCCGCCCCCCTTGATCGCGCTTGAAACCTTCTCCCACTGCGCCAGGACCGGATTGAAAATAGTATGCCCGGTGCCGCCCCATTGAGGCCGCGCGTCCTGCGGGCAAATGCGCCATGCAAGCAAATTCTTGCCGGCAACCGCGGCAACCTCTGCAAGCGGCTCGCCCTCGGCATTGGCGAACGATCCCGCCTTGGTGAGCGACGCGGTGCGGCCGGATATCTTGAAGCTTCCCCCAACCTCGCCGGCGATGCGCTGGCCAAACGCCATTAGACTTTCGTTATTACCGAGGAAGTACTTCCGGGTCAGGCTGGCAAGCTCCGGGGATACCTTGATATCGACGCCGGCAAGTTCGCTGGCCTTCTTCATGGCGTCGCCGAGCTTGACGTCTTCCGAGCCGTCGCCGACCGACCACCGCATTTGGGACTTGGTGTCATTCTGCAAATCCGCGCCCGTCGCGGAAACGATAAGCGTCCGGCCGCCATGCTTCTGCCCGGCGCTCCAAAGATCGGCGGTCTTCCCCTTGAACACCGTGAACGAGCCTTCGCCAGGCCAGCCTAGCTCGACGGAAATTTCGTCGGGCCCGGCGGGCAAGCGAATGCGGCCATCCCGGTCGTCGAGTTCTATGTGGCACTCGTCCAGCCCCCCGAGCTTGTCGATGATTGTGAGCGACATGAGCCGCTCGTTTATTCGCGCGGTCACGTCCTCACCGCCTATGAGGACTTTGACAAAGGCCCGTTGCCGATGCGGGGCGATGCGAAGATCGGCCATCAATCGCCATCCTCGTCATCGTCATAGCGCTCGTCGCGCCAATGCCCGCGGCGATCGTAATAACCGTCGTGGCGTTCCTCGCGCCAATGGTGGCGCGGGAATGGGATTTCAATCGCGGCGTTTGGATTCACCGGGTCGTCATGCCGCCACTCGCCCGCGAGGGCGTGCTCAGCGCCCGCCAGGACGCCCAGGGCGGCCAGGGCAGCTATGGTGGTAGCGCGCGCCATGCGCCGGGCTTCCTGGGGCCGCATTACGGGACGGCGACCCCGTTCAAGCGCACCGCGGCGGTCGTGTCGCTCGACGCCGCCGCGGCCGTTGCGGCTCCGATCAGCGTATTGGCCGTCCCGACAGAGGTGACGTTGTGATTGGTGTCATCCCAATACACGGGGTCCCCCACCGCAAAGACAATCGTCGCGGCCTTCGGCAGCGAGAAAACCCCGACCACCGACACCTCGATTGGAGTGCCGGGAATCTGGCAGTCGTAGTTGGCGACGCCGAAGAATTTGTTGAGCAGAACCCCCTGGCCGGAAGTGATGCCGAACGCCGATGTAAGGGTCAGGACATTGCCTGGTTGGATGAAATTTTTCATGTGCCTTGTTCCTTCTGTTGCGTGTCAATCATCGTCGCGGCTAAAGCGGTTGCGGAAGGCCAGGCGCGCGGGGAGGCCTTTGTTTGTGTTGATAAGCACCGTCCGCCGAGGGGCGCCGGCTTGCAGCGCAGCGATGCGCTGTTGCAGGTCCATTTGAGCGTTCCGCATTTCAACGTCCGATTTCCAGGTTACGGAACGCGAGACTCCGTTTGCGACATACGAGGCCGTCGTGACACCGCTAGCCCTTGCCTTGTTCAAGGCGATGAGCTGCGCTTGGAGTTCCTCGACGGTCTCGGTCATGATCAGGCACCAGGATTTTTATAGAGCCCGCGATATTCGACGATCGCCGCGCCAAAATCCTCGCGAATTTTAAAGCTCATCCCGTCCCGGGCGAACCCCACTTCTGCAAATGTCTGCGGGCCGGCTTCACCCTCAAGATACGCATACTCCATGCCCTCGATCGCGGCCGTGTCCGCCACGAGATACCAAGCGATTTGCGACGTCAGCCGGGGCTCGACAACCAGCGAAAGGAACGAGAACGTGTTGACGTTCTCAATTTGCACAGCTTGAATTTGCGTGAGCTGCCGCTCGGCCAATGTCTCCAAATTGGTCGGGACGACAAGGAATTTCGGCGTAACCTCGATGGCCTCGCCAACCAAGCCCGTTTGACGCCGCATGGCCGCGCGCGCATCGGAAAGACTCTGTTGCGATATCACCGTGCCGGTTGCCGCGAGGTTCCCATGCGCCGCATGAAAGACCGGGTACGTATCCGTCATCGCCGCGTTGGCCTGCAACACGTCGACGAGGAACTGCGCCTCGAAGTTGGCCGCCGCGACGCCCATTCGCCGGGTTAAATCATTGAGTGCCCCGAGGTCGTCGTTGACGAACGCCTGCCGCGTCAGCCCGACGATGCGGCCATATGTCCCGAGCCGATAAGTCTCCTCCTGATCGGTCAAGGGCGAGCTATGAAATTCGCCGCTCTCGTCAACCGGTAGCAAGGTCGCCGCCGCGCTCAGTTGGATACGATGCATTGTGCGAAAGTCGCGGGCGGTTGTTTGGCGGGCGATCCGCTTCAAGCCGCTCGGCGCCGCGGTGTATGCCTGGCGAAGTGTTCGATTTATTGCGTCAGACATGAGCGCGGGGAGGTCCGACATGCTGACCAACGAGCGTTCCATCACCTGCGCCGGGTTCCCCGTCGTCGAAAGCCCGCGAGCGCGCAGGCAATCCTTCGCAATCTCCAAAAGCGTAAGTTCCGCATAGGGCCTTGCGGCCTCGCTGGGCGCCGTTCCGCTCATCCGGCAATGGATCGCCTCGCCGATTGTGCGGATGCGCCACTCGGGATCGTTGGCGTCATGGCCGCTGATGCCCGCCGTTGCCGTGCGGACGCTATCAGCAGCGGCGCTGCGGACTCGCATAGCCTCGAAGGCGGCCGCTTGCGCTTCTGCGATGGTAGCACCCGCATCGATTTGCGAATCAGTCCAGGTTTGCGGCAAGCCGGCAACCTTCGCGATGCCGCGAATCTCGACGTTGATCGCCGCGATGACCGGCGGATCGGTGTTGGTCTCCATTTGCTGACTCCTGATTGTCGCGCCGGGATCGGCGCCGACGGCCACGATCGATAGCTCGGCCGGGCTCCACTTCGTCGCGGTTCGCACGCGCTTGCCGCCTTCCGTGGAATCCTTCCACTCCGCCACGCGATACCCAACCGAAACACCGCGGATGTGGCCGGCCTTGATATCGTCGACAATCGCCGCGGCCTTCCGGCGCTTGCTTATTTGGATCGTCGCGCGGCCTTCGGTCCCCACGGTTTTAGCCGCGATGACGGAGCCAAGCACATCGCCGAGCGCGCCGCGTTTGTGACTGTCAAGCACCGGGGCTCCGATGAAAGGAGTCCAGTCCTGTTGCATGTCCAAGCGTTCGAGGAACGTGCCTCGATGGTCCTGGCGCTCGACCGGATTACTGGTCGCGAAAACCACGTCGAGGGTGCGGGCTTCCTCGTTCCAGGATTGCGCGCCAATGGTCGCCGCGCGCGTGAAGAGGGTCACTACATCGTCCATGTTCATTGCTCCTTCCGTGCGCGTCTAGCCGACATTTTCCGGCTCCTTTGCTGGGGTCTGCGCGACGGGAGTGAAATCGATCCCGAGCGCAGTTTCTCTTGCGCGGTCTTGCGCGATTTCCGTGTCTAATTGCTCGATGTCGATCCCGCGCGCGGCAACGCACTCGCGGCGCGAGGTCAGCCCGGCCGAAATCGCCAGCGATTCCGCTTGCGCATCCTTGAGAGGATCGACCCAAACGCCCTTAGGCGAAATCCACTTGTGCTTGAGTGTTGCTTCGTTCAAAGCCACGTCCGCGATGCGGCCGGAAAGTATCTCGACGGAAAGCCACCGGCGATAAACCGGCCGTAAAAACTGGTGCTCCAGCACTTGCGATTGCCACTGCTCGATCCGTCTTCGAAATGAAATGAGCGCAACGCGAGCGGATGAAAAATTTATCTCGGACATATTGTGATCGAGCATGAAGCTCGGAATGCCCGCGCCCGCCCCAACCTCGCGAATGATTGCTTTTTGAAACTCATTGGATTCGCTCCCTATCTGTGGCGGATCACTCCAGGTAATCGATTCGCCTGGCCTCAGCCGCTGTAGGGTACCCGGTTCGAGGCTGATTTCGCCTCGCTCGCGCTCGTCGAGCAATGTGCCATCGGCGTCAGTGATAAAGCCCGCGAGCAGGGAACCGATTCTTTGTCGCATCAGTTGCCCATCGACGAGCCCGTCGAGCTCGGTTAGCCGCATCAAAATGCTCGCAAGCCGCGACATGCCGCGGCACTGCCCGGCCGCCTCGGGGTGGTACAGATGAACGACGTCCTCGATAGGGATGCGGACTGAAACTAGGCCTCTCAGCAAGGGCAGGCCTGGAATCCAATTCTTGTAAATGTGCGCGGCGACGGGCTTGCCCCCGATATCGACCTCGATGCCGCTAATGATCAGCCCACCGCCCTGTAGCTCCATTGAAAGCGCAGGATTGACCTGCGCGGGATCGAGCGCCTTGACCTTCAATTCGTCGCTATCGATCACGAGAAGGGAGAACGCCTCGCCATCAACGAACTGGCGGCGGGCAGCCATGGCCTGAAGTCCCTCGAATGAAGTCAACCCAAAGTAGTCGGCGCGATTGCACCATGAATCCCACGCGGCGAGGATTATCGCGTCGAGCCCATCATCACCCGTTTGCGGGACCGGCCGCATGCCGCTACCCACCGCCTCGGAGACCCAAACATCGGCGGCGGAATTGGCCAAGGGCATATTCGCGGCTGCATAGCGCGCCGATCGCGCGACCTGCTCGCGCCCGGCGAGCACCGCGCTTTGCAAATTCGGAATAGCCCCGCTGCCGCGAAATCGCCTGCCTCCCCCGCCGGCCTCATAGCCTGACACGAAGCCGCCATGGCCGCGCGTCGCAACGGGTTTTGACGGGCGCTTAAAAAAGGCGATGAAACGATCGCGGACGGTCATCAATCAACCTCCCACCCGCGCCGCAACGATTCCCGCAAGCTGCTCGTCAAAATACATAAGGGATTGCGTCACGTTCATGATGTGAAAGAACCCATGCCGGAAAAACATCTGGGTATCGATTAAGCCGCCGTTCTCGTCGTGCCTGTCCACGAGCAATGGGAACAACCGGACGTCCTTGCGGGCAAGTAGGCAAAAATGCCGGTCCGGATCGCGGCTCCAAACGATGACGTTCGCGGCGAAAATATCGCGATGCAATTCGAGGCGCCGCTGTTCGGTTATGCGGTGCATATGGTCAATGTGTTTCTGACGCTTCTTTTCGAATGAAGCCACATCCTCGGCTTTCCGTTGGTGCCATTCGGTCAACGCAACCGCGTCGCCCCACATGAGGGAATGAAGCTCGCGACTTAGTGCGGGGCGGAACTTCGTCCCCATGATGCGGTCGAACGCGATGAATAGGGCGATGGAATAGACATCGATTAAATGGTATTGCGTCGGCGCGCGCCCGCGCCCGAGACGCCCAATGAGCGGAATGTGAACCCTGGAGACGGCATCGTTGAAGGCGGATTCCTTGCATCCGATGGCCTTAACCACCTCGGCGCCGGAATACACCTCGCGCGCGAGCAGCAAGACGCTTACCGGCTTGGCAAAATCCTCGCCGCTGATCGCTCGTTCTAAAGTGTCGTCAGCCATGGCAGGCGCTCCTTTTGCGATGTAATCGCCGCAGCATAAATAAGAAACCGCCACGCAAGTCAACCCTGGAAATTAAAAAAGTTGTTTATAACGCGTGGGATAGGCCAATTGGCCTATTTTGGCGTATTTTCACTTATGGCTTGTAATTCGGAGCGAGAGTGGTTACTATATTAGAAACCAATGAGAGAGACATGAACCCATGACCCGAGCGCACCGCGTAGCAATCAACCTTCCCCAGCCGCTTCACGACTATGTCAAAAAGCTCGCGGACCGGCGCGGAATACCGGTGACCGCGGCGTTCGTCGCGATCATCGGGGAATACATGGATTCGGCCGCGAAGGGCGCCAGGCCGAAACCAAAAAAGGGAAAATGAAAGTGAGAAAGACCTTGATTATTGCCGCGACGATGGCCGCATCCATAAGTACAACATGCGCCGCGGACTACCGCCGCGGCCCGCCGCCGGTTACGGATTACGGCTATGTCGGGCCATCGGCGCCGGGCGCTTACGCCCCACCGCCGCGGATGCTGCCGCACGCCTACCAAGACCCTTATGAATATGACCCTTGTCGAATCCTATCCGGGCCGGTGTTCGACGCTTACGGAAATCCGGCCGGGCTCAAAACCTGGCAGACATGT